AAGGTGATTGGGTTATTTTCGGTAGATATGCTGGAGCTCGTTTTCAAATTGAAGGTGGCGATATGCGACTTTTGAACGACGATGAGATTTTAGCAACTATTGAAGATCCCGAAGCAATTTTATCATAATTTAACCACATGGAGAAGACCATGCAACAAGAAGCAGAAAACCAAGACATCGAATTAGAACTTCCCGAAGGGGAAGGAGCTGTCCCTGCTGTAGAAGTTGTACAAGAAACAACAGCTCAGCAAGAATCTAAAAAAGACGAGTTAGACCAAATCAGTGATTCTGTACAAAAACGTATTGATAAGCTAACTTATAAAATGCGAGAAGCAGAAAGACAGCGAGATGAAGCTGTTAATTATGCTCAAAGCGTTAATCAAACAGCAACTACTTTAAAAGAGAAATTAAAAAACTCCGACACTTCCCTTTTCAAAGAGTACGATAACAGGGTACAATCGGAAATTGATAAATCGAAAAGACTTTTAAAAGAGGCACAAGAAGCAGGAGATAGTGAAGCAGTGGTTGAAGCAACTACGATTCTTTCTCGTGCTACCGCTGAAGCAGAAAATCTTAAAAGACTACAAGCTCAACAACAAGTTAGGGAAAAGGCAAAACCAGAAGAAGTTCCAGTTGAGCCTTATCAACCGACTTTACAGCCAGAACAAGCTCCAGGACCAGATCCTAAAGCTGAAGCATGGGCTGAAAAGAATGAATGGTTTGGAGATGACCAAGCAATGACATTTGCAGCATTTGGAATACATAAAGAATTAGTAGAAGAAGGCGTTGATCCGACTTCTGATAAGTACTATGCCGAAGTTGATAAACGTATGGCTGAAAATTTCCCACACAAGTTTTCTAACGAGCAACCTGCCCCCGTGCAACAGGTCGCTGCTTCTAGCCGAGGGGCTAGTGGTAAAAAATCATCACGCAAAATTAAGTTGACACCTAGTCAAGTAGCAATAGCTAAAAGACTAAATGTGCCACTAGAAGAATATGCTAGACATATCGAAGGAGTATAAAATGACCGAAGAAAATAAAACAGAAGTCAATACTGATCGTAACTCACGATCTGCAGAGACACGAGCCTCTCAAACTCGCAGAAAGCCTTGGGCTCCCCCGTCTATGTTAGACGCACCCGAAGCTCCTCCTGGATATCAATTTAGGTGGATTCGTGAAGCTACTCGAGGAATCGATGATAAATCTAATATGTCTAAACGTATTAGAGAGGGATATGAACCTGTGAGAGCAGAAGACTATCCTGATTTCGAAGCTCCTACTATTGAAAACGGTAGCAACACTGGAGTAATTGGAGTCGGAGGATTAATACTTGCTAAAGTTCCAGTCGAAACCGCAGCAGAGCGTAATGCTTATTTTAAAGATCAAGCAGATACCGCGATGCAAGGTGTAGATCAAAACTTTATGCGAGAAAGTGATGCTAGAATGCCTATTAAAGATAGTGATATCCAAAGGACTTCTAAAGTCGCCTTCGGTAGTAAACCTACCGATGCAAAGTAATTAATAATAACAATGTATATAGACAAAGGAGAAAACAATGGCTAATACAAATAAACCAGATGGTTTTACTCCCGCATATCATATGTACGGAGGTGTTATTCGCCCTGCTAAAATGAGAATCGCAAGTGCAACTAACGCATCAATCTTTTCAGGTGATGTTGTTAATTTATCTAGTGGTTATGTCATCCAAGGCACAGCGACAGGCACACCCGTAGGTGTATTTTACGGAGTATACTATACAGCTACTGACGGCACCCCAACTTTCTCGAAAGTTTGGACTGCTGACACAGCTACCCAAGGCGGAGCAGATGCAGAAGCTCTCGTTTATAACGATCCTGGAATCGTTTACGAGGCTCAATTTACAGCTGGAACACCAGCAGTAAGTTTTATCGGCTCTAAATATACTCTTTCTACGACTGCAGGTTCAACATTGAACGGTAGATCAAAGGAAGGGGCAACCGCAACAACCTCAAGTGGTGTAGCGTTATGTGTAGGATTCGCCTCGCAACCAAGCAACGAAATCGGTGCTTATGCGAGAGGGTTATTCACATTCCCTACTAACACTTTTGCTGTTTAATTCTAAGGAGATAAATAATGGCGATTAACAGAGCACAACTAGTAAAAGAACTAGTTCCTGGACTCCATGCTCTCTTTGGATTAGAGTATGAGAGATATAATAACGAACACGAAGACATCTTAGACACTGAAACTCCGAAAGAGCTTTTGAGGAAGAAGTAATGTTAAGTGGATTTGGTGAAGCACCGACTAAAGGAGAAGGAGCCGCAGTCAATTATGACACAGCTCAAGAATCCTGGACATCTCGTTTCACGCATGAAACTATCGCACTAGCGTTTGCGTTAACAGAAGAAGCAATCGAAGATAACCTCTACGACACACTTTCTTCACGTTACACAAGAGCACTAGCACGTTCGATGCAACAAACAAAGCAAGTTAAAGCAGCTAATGTTTTAAACAATGCTTTTAGTTCATCTTACGTTGGCGGTGATGGAAAAGAGCTTTGTGCTACAGACCATCCAACTGTTGCGAACGTTGATTTAAGTAATGAGCTGTCTACAGCTGCTGACCTTAATGAAACTTCTCTAGAGCAATCATTGATTGATATCGCTGGATTTAAGGATGAAAGAAACCTTAAAGTGAATGCACAAGCAAGGAAATTAATTATTCCACCTGCTTTGCAATTCGTAGCGGATAGATTGATGGAAACTCCAGGAAGAGTTGGTACTTCAGATAACGATATTAATGCAATTAGAAATATGGGAATGGTCTCAGAAGGCTACGTTGTAAATCATTATCTAACAGATACTGACGCTTTCTTCATCAAAACTGATGTTCCTAACGGGTTAAAACACTTTGTTAGAACTCCTGTATCTACTAGTATGGAAGGCGACTTCGAAACTGGTAACGTAAGATACAAGGCGAGAGAACGTTACAGCTTTGGTTGGAGTGACTGGAGAGGTATCTTCGGTTCACCAGGAGCCTAATTCATTAACGTGAATTCATTAAAGGGGAACTTCGGTTCCCCTTTTCTTTTTGTAGGCATTCGTATACAATCAAAAGACTAGGATATATTAACCTGTTCTACAGACTGACCTAGCAGACAAGCCGAGACAGTAGAACTTATTTCCACGGAGGAAATTATGGCAAAATCAACCTTTTCGGGTCCTGTACAATCATTGGCAGGATTTATATCAGCAGGTAACGCTAACGTTGTTAGTTTAACTGCAGACACATCCCTGACAGTGGCTGCACACGCAGGAAAAATATTAACTTGTAACGACGCAGATGGTAAATTTACTTTACCTACTATCGTAGCTACTGCTCCAGGAAGAGACGATGATCCTAATCAAACAAATAATTTAGGTGCTTCATTCTTTTTTGTAGTAGAGACTGCTGCAACTGACATGGACATCTTAACAGATGGTACAGATAAGTTTGTAGGTGGACTTTACACTGGTGTAACAGACGCAACAGGTAAAACTTTTATTTCTGGTGCATCTAACGATGTTATCACTATGAATGGTTCTACTAAAGGTGGACTTGCAGGTAGTATCGTTAAAGTTACTGCTATGGCAAGTGCTAAATACGCAGTAGAGGGAATTATTTTAGGGTCAGGAACTTTAGTTACACCATTTGCTGACGCTTAATCTTAATATAGGAGATTAATATGAGTTCATCAGATGTAAAAGCGACCAAAGCTTTAACTGCAACAGGACAATTACAAGGATTTATTGGTTCTGGTGCGGGTACTGCTACTAATTTAGGTCCGATAAGAATTCAGTCTGTTCAAGCACAATCAAGTGCAGCAGACGGTTCTATAAAAATATATGACGGAACGAGTGCAAGTGCAACTAAGTTACTTATTGAATTTAAGTTCGGGTCAGCAGCAAATGAGGCTTTTGACCATTATTTGCCAAATGACGGAGTAAAATTTAATACGGGGGCTTATGTTGTGTTGTCTAATTGCGACTTTTTTGTAGCATACTACAACTAACATGGCAACCTCGGGAACTCGTGCATTTAGTTTAGATGTAGCGACCGCAATCGAAGAGGCGTACGAACTTGCAGGATTAGAAGCTCGTACGTCATACGATGCTGTTACAGCACGTCGTTCTATGAATATTATGTTTGCCGATTGGTCAAACAGAGGTATTCAAATGTGGGAAGTAGCCAAAGAGGAGCTAACTCTCACAGAAGGCACTAATGAGTATACGATTAACTCATACGATATCGATGTTTTAGACGCTTATGTAGAACGAACAGTTAATACTGTAGTTACTGATTATCCTTTAGACAGAATAGATCGGAATGAGTATATAAGTATTCCTAACAAAGCTACTAAATCACGTTCTACAGAATTTTGGCTAGAACGTAAAAAGTCTCCTGTTATTCATCTTTATCCAACGCCCGAGAACTCAACGGACAAACTCATTTACTATGTCTGGCGTACGATAGAGGATGCTGCGGCTTCTACTAACGATGTAGATATACCTACACGGTTTATGCCTTGTTTAGTATCAGGACTAGCTTATTATTTGTGTATAAAGAAAAATGTTCAGAAACTTCCTGTGATCCAAGATTTATATGAAAGAGATTTAGCTAACGCTTTACGTTATGATGAAGACCGTTCTAATATTAGACTAGTTCCTAAACAAGAGTATATCTAATGGCTTACGCTTCAGGAAAATATGCTTACTTTATTTGCGACACTTGCGGGTTTAGATACCCATATAAAGAAGCTAGAGGCACTTGGGAAAACAATAGAGTTTGTCATGAGTGTTATGAACCTAAACACCCACAACTAGACCCACCAAGTATAGGAGCAGATGCAGAACTGCTTTGGAGACCTAGACCCGACGTTCCTTTACCTCAAGCAGGGTTAGGTGTTGTTACTACAATAGATCCTTCAACAGCAGTTATAAATAGCACAACAAGTCCTAGTGGAACTAGAACAATGACTGTTACAGATGATCCTATAGGTAGTGTGTTTGAAGGAGAGTTTGGAACAGGTGAAATAGGTACTTTAGAAGCAGGTGGAGACTAATGGCAGGATTTACATACGCAACATTAAAAACAGCAATACAAGATTATTTAGATAATACAGAAACTACTTTTGTTAATAACCTAAATACTTTTATACAAACAACAGAAGAAAGAATTTTAAAAGGAGTACAACTTCCTGTTTTTCGTAAAAACGTTACAGGTAGAGCTACACAAGGTAATACTTATTTAGCTACGCCTTCAGACTTTTTATCTCCGTTTAGTTTAGCTTTGATTGATAGTTCAGGTAATTATAGTTATTTATTATTAAAACACGTTTCCTGGATTAGGGATTACACTCCTTCAGCAGCTACAGAAGGATTACCTTTATATTATTCTCAGTTTGATGACGATACTTTTTTATTAGCTCCTACTCCTAATGCTACATTAGATTTCGAACTTCATTACAACTATAGACCTAATTCTTTAACAACTGTTGGAAACGATAAACAAACATGGCTTTCTGATAATGCTCCTAACGCTATGTTATACGGAGCCTTAGTAGAAGGTGCAGTATTTATGAAAGAAGCTCCTGATACGATTATGTTATACGAACAAAAATTTCAAGAAGCTTTAGCCTTACTAAAAGTTCTTGGTGAATATAAAGAAGTT